CTTGTGACCTTCTCGAATGTAGGCCGTGGGTATGAAGCCTATCGACTCGGCAAGCGGGAATCCGGCCTTGCGGTACTGGTAAACCTTCTCCGCTTCTTCGGTGGGCGCGTACTGAGTCCTGCTGATAAGCCCCTTCTTGTCTTTCTTGATCCAGAGGCTCTTTCCTATGGGGAGTGATCGGTAGTTATGCCCGAATAGGACGACGGGATGTTTCAGATAATCGTCGAGTATCCCACCGGAAGGAAGGACGACCTCGCCGTCCCGGTCAATGGCGATTGTGTTGATGTATGAGGTAATGGTCCGCTCGTCATCGTCGATATCATCCTCGCCCTGTTTGGCTATGTACCCCTTGCGGACGACAATCGCGTCGTCGTCGAGGCCGTATTTCTCCTTGACCTCGTTTGTCCAATCAAGCCCTATTTCGGAGAGCTTGCGCCTGCTCGTTACCAGTTCCATTTGTTCCCCCAAATAAAAAAGGCCCAACACGGTTCATCCCATTCGAGATTCCGTGCTGGACCAGTTAGTCTAGTTACCAGCGATTCTATTTATGATTGCATTAGATCACGACAGCATCTCCCCGCTTACAAACTCGCCTGCAAGCATGGTGTCGATTTCGGATTCGGTAAACATCGGCGTATCTTCTGTTTCAACAAATAACCCGTTAGTGAGACGGCGTTTGATTCCATCCCACGCCCTAAAGGTATCAAGGGAACCATCGGAGTTGAATCTATAGAATCCAACGATGTCACCCATTCTTTACCGACTCCTTTGTTATCACGTTCATATTCGGTATCCCGCCATTGTGGAAAAATACCTCGAATGTCATTGCCCCGTGATACTCGTCCGTCCGCGCCTGCACGAGCCGCTGTTTAAACTCGGCCACATAGAAGTCTATCGGGTCATTCTCTTGCGGGAGGCGGTGGGGTTGAAATTGGCTAGGCATGGTGCATATCCCCCTTACATCCTATAGCGTGGTCAAGGAACTCGTCTGGCGTAAGACGATAAAACTGGTTTTCGCATTTGGGGCATAACATAAACGGGTCTTTCCTAACCTCTCGTAAATAGTGTTCGTCGTTGTCAATATCCTTACGATGACTCCGACTACGTTTGCTCTCTGCTGGCATTATTTCTCCCACAACCAATCTGCTATCGCGGTGCCGATGACTATTTCGTCTGGCACTTTGGGGCCTCCTTCTCATTCTCCAGTTTAACGGACCAGTAATTATTGAACTCTCTTTTTTCATCAGATGTCATCTTATCGTATCGATCTCGTTTAACGCGTACCCTGGCAATACCACGCCCCGTAACTATAGGAAGTTCTAGCATCGGAAAATATCCTTGTCCGAAGGTAAGCATCATATCGGCGTATTTCATTTCGTCTGGCATTGCTTATCCCCTTTATGTCGGCCACATTTGATTATAAATCTTACCGCGCATCGACTCTATCGCTGCCTGTATAAACGACTCTGGTTTTGTAAACCCTTCCCCAGCGTAAATCTGATCACCATCCTGATTACAGTAAAGCATATAGTAATTCGTTATCACTCCGCGTCTTTCGTACAATTCGTGGTCTATGGTAATTTTTCCATCATCTTCTTCTATTTTCTTTTTAATGCGGTCAATCGCCTCTGGCGACGTGAGAACATGGAATAAAGAAAACACATCATCCTTAACAACGAGGTCGGACAACCCGGCCCATTCTATGATTTCTTTTTGCCAATAGATTTCAAATTGTCTATTGGTGCTCACTTTGGGGCCTCCTCTTTTACACTTACTATTCCGTCAATTATCCATATCTCGTGACCGTTCGGGCAATGCCAATGCTCGCTCGGGCCACCTATCGTTACTTGTATAAATGCCTCTTTATGACACTCGGGACACACGGGGCCATGTTCATAGTCCTTATTCTCCCCCGTCGTCATCATCTTGTTGGGATAGGTTGTCATCGTTCCTTACACGTCCCGCACTTGGCCTTGCCGTCGTAATTGACCTTGAGTACCATCAGCTCCTTGCCGCACACACAGCACACGGCAGGGACACGCTCAAGGTCGTCTTTAGTTTCGATTTCGTCTTTGTATTTCATGCCGCTAACCTCTCGTCGTTTGTTATCGCCAGCATCGCACATCGGCATCCGATTACTTCACTCGCCGGGCCGCTGGGATCTCCGGGGTATTTGAGCCCGTTGCTGAATAACTGCCCCTTCTCTCTCTGTTGTCCGTCAATAGCTGCGTGGGTGTCCCGGGTCCTCGTATCTATGACCGCCACCCATTCATGGCCCCAGATAAGCGTATTCTGGTCGTCGCCTTCGTAGTATCCACCGTTATAGGATGTGGTCGTTTCGGTCCGGGCGATTCGGGTTGCACCATATTTATCGTCGAAGTCCTGAAACTTCCGTACCCTGTCACGAAGTTTGTTATGAGACTCGCCATTCTTGATTCCGTTTAATAGGCTTGTCCTTAACAGCTCCCATCGCCTGTCAGGGATCGTGGTGATCTTATTCTCTTTCCCTTTCAGGAATATCTGCGCCCGGGGGTTGTCGAGGTCAAAACTGATCCCGGTGAATTTAGCCAGCGCGTCTTCCCCACCGGCAACGTATATCCCCTTTACGATGGAGAAAAGGTCATCACCGAACCTTTCTTCCCATTTCTTCTTTCCAAAGAGCCACGAATCAACCAGATTATCGGGATTCTTCTGTCTGTAGTTCCTGCCCGTCTTCTTTATGTTGGCAAGAACCTCACCATACATTTCCTTAAAAAGCTCCCGGCACTTCTCCTTGACCCTGTTTTCAAACGGTGTTATTCGCCGGTCAAACTGTTTCCAATGTTCGCGCCGCGTTTCAAAGTTTTTTTTTGAGGCGGCTCCAGGTCGGCCCCTACGGGAGCGTTGGGAACCTGAACCATCGGTTTATCGCCCCACTCTACCGGGTCCTCACCGTCTCTCTCTCTCTCCTGATTGATAGACGAATACCCGGTAGCGAGATGAATCTGAATCTCTTTTAATCTGAGTTCTCTATTGTCCGATATGGCCGAATCGTACTTGACGAATATCGAGTCGTCATAGAGTGGCATGAGTGTTTCGTTTATCTTCTGCTCGTCAACCCTCAGCTTGGGGTCGATGGTAAACTGCTCGTACTGTCTTAACCCAGCGTCGGCATTGGCCCGGTTCACATCGTCTGTAGTTAAGAGAGACTTGGGGATTCCGAAGATAGCCCCTATTTCGTCGCGTAAGATAGAATTGCTCTTTATGAAATCAAGTTCTTTTGGCGAGGATGCTATCGGTTTAAAATCCGTCCCCTGGTCCATGACCATTACGCCGTGAAGCTGGCGCGCCCTCCTGCCCCCGAACATCTGCCTGAACCTGCCTATGAATGACCGGGCCTTGTCGTCGGTCAGCGTACCCGGGGTAGTAATCACGCCCGAAAGGACAGCCGAGTTCTCATACATCGCCCGCCAGAAGTCACGCATGGCACTGTCCGCATTATATGAACTTGTCGCGGCCGCCATCGGCCCCCGTCCGTACAGCATATCGTTGGGATCGGGATAGAGGAAATGCACGATCTCTTCCGGCCCATACGTCTCTCGATCCCCCCCCCGTTCATAGACATACCCGGCTATAAGGTTCCTTCCCTTACCAGGTACGATCTTGATGTACTGCACCTGCAACGGCCAGAGTTCTATGGGTATGCCCAATCGCTTATCAATCACCGGATAGAGAAAATGATTCCCGGTCAATTCGAGATGCTGGAACCTCCTAACGATAAGGTCACTTCTATTCATGTAGGGGTTGACCGAGTTCATCAATTCAGAGAAAGGATGTTGCGGGTCGTCGATCTCTACAATCTCGGATGCCTTACTGAGCCACTTGTCGATATTGGAGCTTTCGTATATGTGCTTTTCCTGCTGGGGGGTAAGGCGCTTATGATGGAATAACAGCTTCTGGTTAGGAGTCCTCTTAGATGCATAGAGCCGCATGGGAACGGCGGCTACGGAATAGGCGATCAGATTTACGCACCTATACACCCACTGGACGTTTGCCTTAATGAGAGAATCGAAATCATCCGGGGTCGCCTTCGGTCGTCCCACATCATACGTGACCGTTATCGGGACCCTCGTATTGTCTGCTGCCTTTTTAAACCACATTACCCTATCCAGATGTTAGGCTCGGCTTCAGCCGGGATGTCGTAATACGCCATAATGACGGTATCCGCCCTGTCCGGTGATTTGCCGAGTCGCTTTTTCAATGCCGCCTTTTCCTCACAGATTATTTTCTTGTCTGATCTTATCTGATATTTCATTGAGACTAATTGACTGACAAGTTCGGGATCGTCGGGTAAGCAGGGGTATCCATCCTCTAACAATAGCCTTAGATTCCACGCGGCCTCTGCCTTTGCATTAACGAACCTCTCCGGGTTGTGCGCCGCGCCGCCAGGTTCAAACCCCCTTACGTCATACCCCTGTTCTTTGAGGGGATCATAAAACCCACTCCCACCCATGCCCGGCATATCGATATAAACGGGAAGCTGGGTAAACTTCCTTGCCGATAAGGTTAGGTTGCGCTCGATCTCATCTATGATCTGCGCCGTTTCGCCTACAGTACGGGTCCCGGCCTGATATCGCTTGATATAATTGAACCGAAAAACCGGACCATATCGAACGCCAAAGACTATTTCATCCCCACCCTCTCGCGCAACGTCCATAGCTCCTTGTACGGGTTCGCCGTAAGAACCCTCACGTTGAACGGCGGCCCTGACAAGCGAATAGGGGAATAGATAATTTTCCCCTGCCTGAACGTGCCACTCGCCCTGCATCCATGCCCTTACGAGTTCGGGAGGGAGGTCCCGCGTCATCTCCGCTTCGTAACCCGTCCTAAGAAACGGATTGTCTGACGGAAGGGCCGGGATGAAAGCGTGATCCTCTAGGTTCCTGTCAATGAACGTATCGCACACCCACCCTTCTTCCGGGTTGGATGCGAGCAGCCCCCGGTAGTGCGGCTCGGTGCCGTTTATTTTCAACGTGAGTCGTGATTTCAGCATATCAAAGTATTTCTTCGGTACTTCGGTTGCTTCATCTATCCCAAACCACCCGAGTTCAAACGATTTGAGCCTCTGCGCCCCGACTGCGTCTGATGACGGTTTAAGCCCACCGTAGAAAATGATCGATCCATTCGTGAGTTCGATCTCATGGTCTTGCAGGTTGTGCCGCTTGATAAGGTCAGGGTCAAGATATTCCTCTAAGGTTAAGAGGGTCGTTTTCTTGAATGTGCCTAATTCCCACCGGCACAAGAACCCCCTATTCCCCGGATAGTCAATCGAGAGCTGTATGCCCTCATTGCACATCCAAACTGTCTTACCCCCGCGCATTGCGCCGCCGTAGAACGTGTATCGCTCGGGGGCGATGTGAGCCTGGTACTGTTTCTCGGTCGGGATGTATTTCTTTCTAAGGTCAACTTCCACTCTCTTCTTTCTTTTCCGTTTCTATTTGCGGAGGCCTCGGGACGGCCGTGTAAATCACGTCGATATGTCCACCTACCGTTGCATTGATATCAACCTTCTCGCCCCAATCATCACGGTAGAGTCGAGAAAGAACGGTCAGGGCAACCTTGGGGTCCTTTGAGTTGACTACACGCTTTTCGAGCTTCTTTCGACCGGCAAACTTGGCAACGTCCACTCGGTACCAAAAGTCCCGATATATTTTCTCTGCGTCCGCTTCTTTGCCCCGGTTGTACCAACGGAAGAAAGTCTCTTTCCCGATACCGGCATTGCCATACGCAACGGCGAGCGTATATCCCTCGGCTAGATCAGCACAGATGCTTGATATGATTTCCTCGGATATGATTGAATCGCGTCCCATCACGGATACATCTTCGCTATGCCTTTGAGGTTTCGCATCCTCTCGACAATCGCGTTACGTTTGGCTTTAGTGATCTCAAGTTCAATCCGGGCCGACCCAAACGTCCTTTCACGTTCTTCAAGCTCAAACCCGTTGTCGTATAACTCCCGGTCAAGTTCGGCCAGCATCGCCATTATCTTTTCGCCCTGGCCTTCGAGGTTCGCTATTTCTTCGGGGGTAAGGGGTTGTATCATCCCGTGCTATTGTCTGTCGGGACCGAAATAATGCCCCGGTTATGTTCAAGATTCGATATCCTAAATGCTTCGTCTTCGGCATTAAAAGGAACGGTTATGGTCTTACACAAAGCACCGACGATATAAGTCCTTTCATAACCACGTCGATCTATCACGTTTGTTTTATCGCTCATTTACTCCACAACGGCAGCATGACATACACGATAAGACAGCTTATGACGCAGGCCCAAAGGATGGGGGTCATGCTGTCACTCCGGGCCACTTCTCGCACACGTACTCCCACATCACTTTCTTGTAGTCGGCGGTGATCGTTTTGATCTTTGGCGTCCACTCGGTTTCTTGATCTCCGATCCTGACAATAACCCGGTCCCCGAAGTCTATCCGGGGGTCGCTTGCGAATATCAGTTTCACGAATGGGGCATTACCGACTTCTTCGATTAGAGAAATGTCGGTGCAATCCATACCGAGGTCAAGAAATACTCTTTTTTGTACTTCGGTAAGTATTCTTATACCCATCACTTCGGCCCTCCCGGGAATACCCCCGTTTGTAACCACGTCCCGTAGTCGATCATTAAGGCTTGAATCACGTCGCGCTCCCTACATGGCTTTCTGGCCCGGTACGCGAGGACATCAAGAAACGGCTCCCCGTACTGTTTGACCATCCACCGCCTGTACCAGTCCTGCTTTTCGTATTCCCACCCGAAGGTATGGCAATGCTCGCATCCGAGGCATTGGTTCCAGGGGTCGTATTTTGTCCCGAGATGACCCCGGTGTTCCCAATGCGAGACGGTGATGTAGTTCCTGCCTTCACGGAGTGCCTGTTCGATGGTCCTTTGACACTTGATACACTGCGGGCCGTCTCGGGCAATGATGACTTCCTTGACGTGCTTTTCACAGGTTTTTGGTTTCCAGAGTTTAACGCCCTGGTAGATAACCCGCTTGTCGAGCCTATTTGAAACCATGTCAACATATCTTTGGAGCCGGAGAGAGGAATCGAACCCCTGACTTGCGATTTACAAGAACGCCGCTCTACCAACTGAGCTACACCGGCTATTTACCCGCCCCTTACCCACTTTGACCATATCGGTTTACTACGAAGCGAAACCAGATAAACGCTTCTTATACTCTTTCTTGTAGTACTCTATCCGTTTTTTCAGAATTTTAGGTATTTTATCTAGTCGGCTAGAAACCGTTGATTGTGTGCAATTGAAGCCGTATCGCGGTAGGTATGTCTCCGCAATCTCCGTTTGGGAGTATCCGGCCATATAATGTACCCATATTACAAGATCGACAGAGCGAAGATCGTCTAAAGCCTTTTCGTATAAGTTGGGCCATAGATAGATAAATGCTGGGTCAACAACACCACTGCTTTGGCAATGACTCCCCGCTGTTCTGCTCGCCCGATACCCCGTGCTTTAAACACGCTATTCTAATATTCCCCTATCCCACCCTCCGGCATCTCCGGTAACTGACGATGGTTTTCACCGTCTCATTAGTTCGGGCGTGAATGCCCTGTATATCGTCACCGGACAACTTTAGCCGGCACCTTATAAACAAAAAAAGCCGGCGGTTCTGCATCCGTCGGCGTCAGGAGGTTTTTGTGATGAAAATAAGTCATTTCTTACCCATTCATTCAAGTAACACTTTATTAGACTATAATGTTACTTGATAGGATACAAAAAAACTATAAATTTTTGGGGGGAACTATCCCGCTTTTCTCTCGGCGAATACGCCCTTCTCGTCGTAGTAGGCGATGACCGTTCCCGTGACCACTTCCCTACTCGGCTTTTGTGCCTGCATCTTCCACCTTGGGCCTTCGCGCCAAACGACGTACTCGGGACCGGTCGAGTGATCACGCCTTTCTATCATGGCAGAAATACCGCAAGCCTTGAACCACTCAAACCACCGAAACGCCGTCCCACGTGTATTCGGGTCGCCCTTGTAGTGATGGTCATATCGGGACGAGGCGAATTCGAACATCACGCACGGTTCTTTTACTGCCGTCCTTTCGTACTGAGTATCAATACTGCGCATCATCACCCTCCATCTTTTTGAGTACAGGTTTTACAATCCTCTCCGTATACGCCCGGTGAAACTCTTTCCACTCCTCGACGGTCATTAGGCTGATCTCGTTTATGATGCGGTCGATTTGGCTCATTCCTTATCCTTATTCCTCGCTTCATTTAATACCGCGATAACTTCACGCGATACGTCCGATGTTTCAACTGGGTCACTCGATATCATCAGTTGAGCCGCGTCTTTAATGTGCCCATAGAGTGTATATCTCGTAACGGATGGTCTGCTTACAACCTTGCTATCGACATCCAATACCAAGTCAGTTACTTCCTGCGTCGTTACAAGCTCATCAACGCCCGGAATAATCACCAATTTGAAATAAACGTCTTTACTCATCTCCCATACCTCCCTATATCGCTTGGCTCATAGAAGTCGCCCCGGTACGTTTCGTACTTCGCTATCAAAGCGTTGGCAAACCGCAGTTGCTTTTCGGTCAGCGGTTGGTTCCGTCTGATCTTTTCGATGAACGTCTCGGCTGCCTCGTGCTCGTACTCGTTCATAACGCCGGCCTTCTTTTTATCTGTCGTATCCCACCATAGTTCGATGAGTTCTTTAAGGCTGTCGGATAGTTTTTGAGTGTCGGTTATCATGGCTTCACCTCGTCAGATTTCTTCCAAGGGCCGCCGAATGGATCGGGCGGTATCGGCATACATTTGCACATCGGATGATGAGGGTGTTCTATAACCCTTCCGTATCCCCAACAATCGGGACATCGCACACCTGGAATCCATCGAATATCACCAAAGGCAGGGCCGAGGTGCCCGGCGGGACATTCACCCGTTCCACCACAAGTGGGACAATCAGGAAGGTCGATAATAGCCTCTGGCGCATCACATCCGACGCTCACGTCCCGATGGTAACCATATTTTACGTATTGATCCTCATGCACAAAGACCAGTTCGCCGTCTTTTACCTCGTACCAACGCGGGCGGATTTCCGCTATCAAGCCTTTCCGCATGCCACAAGAAATCATCGCTGATATCGGCAGTGTCATTTCCTTTTCCCTCCAAAAACCACCTTGACCCATTCCAGGACGTCCTGGGCGAACCCCGTTACCCGTTTGATCTTCGACGGCCGGGGGTAAATCGGAAAGACGTAATTGAACCATGACCACGGGAACGTCTTTAACCGCGTCGTTGTCACCCGATACCAGACGTGCAACGGGATGGTCTTACCCAACTCCCGCCGGAGCTTACGGTTGTTCAGGTGGATCTTCTTCTGGCTCATAGGGCCTCCTATTTCGTCATCTTAACGAGCACGGTGTTTACTGTCGTGCCGCTTTCTTTAAAAGCGCCTGGGTCAAGCGGCTCAATGTGGCCGTCGTGATCTTCCATGAACGCCCGGAAGTCCGCAGTCAGTCGATTGTCCCTAAATGTCACTCCCGAGGCCATGACGGATACGAGAACGCCACCAGGTTTCAAGAAATCCATCGCATGAGTGACGTGTTTAATGTCGGCCTGTTTCGCGAAAGGCGGGTTCATTATTACGCGGTCATAGATAGCCCCGAGGTAGGCGGGTGGCTCCATCGAAAGAAAATCATTGCACCATATCGTTCCCGCGATACCATCGGTGGCCCACTTGCTGATGAAACCCTTGTCGATCTCGACGCAATCCACCGTCGTTATCTTGGCGATCTCGCGGGCGATGTTCCCGGTCCCGGCACTCGGCTCTAATACCAACATCCCCGGGTCGATCTCGGCAAGTTCGAGCATTCTTTCGATAACCGGCAAAGGCGTTGGGAAGAACCCCAACTCTTTTTGTGCGTTGGTTACTTCCCCCGTTAAAATGATCTCGTCGATCACATCCGAGGGATCGCGGTCAAAAACGTGCCCCTTCTCCTTGCGGTTCCACTTCCCTCCCGCGCATTCGAGAACCTGATTGACCTTCAGATACATCTTACGGTCAAGCTGCCCGCACGTCAGAACAGCGACGTGGCCACTTACGGTTGCGGAATCAAGAACATTCAAAACGTCATTTTCAACCTTCACACTCCCCTCCTATTCAATTCACACCTTACGGTAAACGGCGGCACCTGCTTTTCCACGCCGCCTATTGTCATCATCCCGGCAAGGATTTCATAGACCCGGTAGACCTTATGGCCCCTGCGTATCAGGTCATCGAGGGCGATCATTGCCGAGGTCTCAAATTCGATAAATTCGATGTCATCCCCGGATTCGGATATCTGAACCATTATCGGGGTTGTCGAATCGGGCTTTACCCAAGTTACGGTTTCAAACATCGGCTATCCCCTTTATCTTACAGAGGGCGCGGAGGCAAGCAAGCTCCGGGGTATTATCCCCTTCAAACGATACGTAATCTTCGCCCCAACGATAGACCCATATCTCGCCGTTGAAATATAGCCTGCATTCATCATACATAACGGCTGGTCTCGATTCCCTTAACTTCCTCACCAACCACGAGAGGGAGGGTAATAGGATGATCTGATCTTTACCGTAAGAACGGCGCACCCCGACAAGAACGTAATCAGAGCCGGTTCCTTGATAGTAAATCGGATACCGTACCCGATATACTCCTTTGCGATCTTCTGGCTTCGCCCACATATACTGCGCGTCTTTCGGCTCTATCTCCTCTTGTATTAGAGACGCGAGCTTAATGAACTCATCGGTGTAAATCTCTGTTATCTCACTCATGGGAGAACCTCCGTTACGTCGTTAAGAATAAAACGGATGTCATCACTTGCAACCACCGGCTGACCGCAAACGCAGAGTCGTGAAGCGTCGAGCATAGTGCGTATCTCACCCAACGCTTTCTCGGCTTTTTCGGCGCGGGCCTTCCAATCTTCCTCTGGTTGGTTAATGTCATTATAGATCGCATTAAGTGCGGGTCGGCAACACGGGCAAGGAACGGAAACGCCATCGTTTCGCACCTGTCGTCCCGTACCATTACACGCCGCACACGGCGGTATATAATCTCCAACTGGTGTCATCCTTCTACCTCACTTGCTTTAATCCCAGCGTCCAACCAGGCGGCAGAAGGGGTGGGGCCGTAACCGATAGCCTCTGCGTTGTCAGGCCCAAAAACAAAGTATTCCTTACCCCCGTCATTGGTGCGATACATTTTCATAAACGACGTGCCGCCGTCGGCCATCTTGTCCTCGATGGCGCAACGACCCTTGTGGGAATTGAGGATTTTGATGATTTTCTTGATCGCGGCTTTTTTGCTTTTATACGCCCAGGACTCGCCCAGCCCATCGACGATGTAAAAACCACAATCAATCGTTAGTGTCATCCCTATCCATTCAGCCAATCCCACATACTGAGCATCGGTGTACTCTGTCATTTATGTTCTCCCCGTATTATTGCAACCTCGGCTCTTATAACCCTCTTGAGTCTGTCGGCACACGCCATACAGACATCCATAATTTCATCATCCTGTTCGTCGGTTGTTGTGCTTGTGCTGAGAACGATGGGGGTATGTAAGCTAGGCTCGGCTTCGATCAGGTGGCGCATCGGCAAACACGCTTCCCATTGTCTCTTACAAACATCACATTCGTTGTATCTCATCCCTCACCTCCAAGTGATTTAGTTATCGCCATGATTTCCCGGTAAGAGTTAAGATCGTCACGCGGGGGAGTTCCCCTTTTTCATTTGCCCGCGCGCTCTCTCCGGTACATAAGAGCCGGTCTATAATCGCCTCCCCGACCTCGTTCCCCCCGATGATGTCTATGAGTATCGCCCGGGTATCGGCCATGTCCTTTCCGTATTTATTGGACGCGAAGAACACGGGGAGCTTGAGGGGATAGCGATATTCAAGAATCCGGTAGAGGATTTCCCTTTTCGACCTCGTGTACTCGTATCTGAATATGTCGTCGAGGAAAAGCGCGTCGGCCTTTGAGAGCGTGTCTATGACCGTCCAGGTGCTCCGGGATTCCTTTACTAGATGGTCCAGTTTAGGGAATAGCATCGAGACGTTCACGAGGGCCGAGGCGTAACCGGCATTGACAATCTCTTTATGAATTGAGATCATGAGGGCCGTTTTGCCGGTTCCGGGATCGCCAATAAGTCCCATTGACCGGCCGCCGTTTACCAACTCGGTTATCCTCGCAATATACGTTTCAATAAACTCGATTTGCTTCTGGTTCGATTCCTTCCTTCTAAGGGTGTCGATCGTGACCAGGCCGTCGTCGCCCCGGAGAAATTCCGTATTAGTGATGGTATTGAGTTCCGTCTGTCGTGCCTCGATCTCCCGGCGCCGCGAGCGCTCGGCCTTCTCCTGTTCCTCGCGATTAAGCTCTGCCGCCCGGCAACCGCACACGTCCATTTGGATAGTGACGCCGGAAACGATTATTTCCTCATACGGGGTCCCACAGGTGGGACACTTATTGGATTCGCCAGTCGGGTTTTTCATTTCCGTTTTTTGCGCGGTGTTTTCCATCTTTCTTAAACTCCAATTTTAGGTGTTCCTTTAACGGATTGACGGCCGGTAGAAACGATTTCCATAGGTCATTCGCAAAACCTGAAATCGTGCGGCCCTTGAAATCGTCATGCCTTGGGCTATGGACAATGAACCAATATGTTTCGATTGCCGATTTCAAATCTCCAGCTGTTGTCTGAACAAGCATCCCCATAACGAAGCCGCGCGCCTTCGGTTTGCTCTCCGGCATCTTCGAAAGCGATTCATAGAGGTCGATCATCTCATCCGCGAGCTCGTTGGTTATAGGAGCCCCATCTTTTGTATAGCGCATCTTTCCCATATCTCCCCCGTCGCCGTGCGGTCCCGGCGTTATATCTTTTCCTTCATTACCTTCATTTCCTTTATTTAGTTCATTATTATGTGCTCTATCAGTGTCTTTCCAGTGTTCTATCTCTGCTTTTCCATTGCTTTTTTTCTGCATTTTATAGTTCTTCGTGCTTTGGTATTCGTCGTATTTACATATAGTTACAATAATTCCGCAGTGCTTTTTTTGTGTACTGATCGTGGCTCTTTCGTTTTCTAAATATTCAAAAAACTTATAAACCTTTGTTCGAGACCATCCCCATTCGTGCGCGAGTTTCTCTACTGAGATAAAAAGCTGACCCCGCTTGATCACGATATACTTGTTTTCTATCTTCAGCCCCGAATCTGCAAATTGCGCCCGTCTGAATAGGTCCTGCATAGCGTGGAATCGGTATAACCCAACAACGGCCTTGCGCCTGTGAATAAGGTCCTGCATTTCTTTATATAGTGGATCGTCGTAAACACGCCTGGGACCTAATATATAACCGCCTTCGATAATCATCTATGCTCCAAATAAAAAAAGGCAACGGTTGTGCTAACTACTTTCCGAGGAAAGAGTTCCCAGCCGTTACCGTGCCTGGGCAACCGTTGCCACTCTGATTCGATTTTGATTTTCCACGAAAAGTAGTTAGCATCTTCATCATACCAGAAGTACCGAACATGTCAAGCATTAATCCGTTTCCTCTATATCCGCGTCCATGTCTATCCCATGTATAGGCCCTAAGTGCGTCACAAACGACACTGGGTATAGTTCGATATCATTGTCCCACTGAATCAACCGTTCATCCGCGAGACGCGCAAAACACATGATGCACACGATATTTTTCTGATAATAATCTGGTATCGCAGCTTTCCATATTTCATTTGGCACGTGAAATCCAATAGGGTTAGGATGGAAACATATCTTGCAAATTTCTCTCGATGCCATACCAACCATCCTAATTTTCCTTGGCTATATCCACGTCCCCATATAACCGTTCTCGTAATTCGGCCCATTTCATCGCCAGCGATTCACCACGATTTAGCTCTGTGATGATATCTTTATCGACAATTTCGCTCATTTCATCATCGTCAACGTATTCCGTCCTATCGTGGTACTTCATATCGGCCCCCCGTATAAGGAGAGAAGGGCAAGGTTGTCGATATGTCTCTCCATGTTGATAACAGTTTCTAAATATATTTGGGAAGTACGCTTACCTTCGTAACCACGTTCATTATAAAAAAATACTTTGTGGCGATAGGCGACGATGGTTTTGTACAGTTCCTCCGCTATCCTCATTTGCTCATCGCGGACGGCACGGGATACGGCCTTCTCAATATCTTCCTCTGTTGCCCAATGACAATGGGCCGGGTCAACTCGTGGACTGCTTGCAAACATCATCCCCTCCTTATCGCACCATTTTATAAACCGAGAAGATAAGTAGACCGGCTATAAACACAATGGCGCATAATGCGAATATGTCTCTAATCTCAATCATCTACTACTCTCACCTCCTTATCGCCTTACCCCACCGTTCACCGATATAGGAACCGATGCCGGGGGTGGTAAAGGCAAGGTGGTCGGCTTCTGTAATAAGAATCTTTCCGACAAAATGTGCTATGAGGCTTTCGTCGGGAAAAGAATCTGCCGCTAACTCGTCGGATTCGGTATGAAATTCTATCCCCGTTTTGTACAATTTCTCTGCTATCTCAATCTGACGGGCAGAGACGGCGGCGGCGATTTCGTTATCTATAACCGTCTGCAACGCGGCCCTCATTCTCGCTATGTATTCTTCGCTGGATTCCATCTCTCCCCCCCTTATTGAATAAACCTCATGCCTTGAATATCACGAGACAACTTGGAAACGGGGCGCGTCCGTTACCATCGTCGAAATAGAGTCGCCCCTTGATAAAGCGGATCTCCGTTGCCTTCATGCAGTAGTCATGCCACCAACGCGTATCTGTGCGCGACGGGATTAGGAATACCACCGTCTTTCCTTTGAGCCATTCCTGATAACCCTTTTCAATAAATCTCGGCAAGATACGTCCATAAGGTGGATTCACGAAGTTACAACGTCCCCACCCTACCGCGAGACCGTCAAACGTCGGATTGGTAGGGCATGGGTCAAAGTCAAAGTGAAATTCATGATCAAGCCTTTGATAGAATCCACGCGGGGTTTTCCAGTCGTGACGTTCTGATGAAAAATGTACGCTATTCGTTTCCAATGATAAACCTCATAGGGTCACACGGAACCCCGTTAATCCGATATTCCAGATGAAGGTGCGTCGCCCCCACCGGCGAACATCTACCCGTTGCCCCCATCTCGCCTATTACCTGACCACGCTTGACCTTATCCCCGACACGGACGTATGCCAGCCGTAGGTGTCCGTAAAGCACGTCGAGGTTGCCGTAGTGTACGACGATGTTGATTCCATACCCCCCCGGTTCCCAACCTGAATGAGTGACCGTCCCCCCCCCAACGGCTCGTATCGGCGTACCGGGGGCGTTTACAATGTCAAGACCGGCGTGTTTATGCCCGGGGCGTGGTCTGCCGAATCCCGATGTCACCCTGCCGTCTTGCTTTAGAGTCGGCACGGCGCCAAGGGCTTCGGTGTCGCCCAGGAGCCGGTCCATGCGTATCAGGGTGTCTGTAACGTCACGAGGGGACGCGGCGATACAGAGGAAAGCGAGGATGAGGATAAGGGGTTTCATAATGTTTTCCCGCAATGATGACAATAGGTACTACGCTCGCGCATATATTGAGTGCAATATCGGTATGATAGGCTTTTTGCCATGAATAGCGTCCAGTCGAGTTTTTCCGGGTGCATCCGGGTCTGCGGTTTGATTACCGTAAAGGGATTATAGGGGCCATCAAAGTTATAGTTTTCTGGCCCAACAAAATACGCGCCAGCGTGAGCCGGGATATCATCTGCCGTCACGTTCACGCCTGCGGCAATGACATAGGTAAAGTAGTTAGGGACAAGGGAGCTGATCGGCTCTTTATCTTGATACATCATGGCGTAGGCAGCGTGGCGGTCTTTCCGCAGGTCGTTCTTAAAATCCTGCCGAGATATCTTTATCTCATATTCGTAGGCCAAGCCAGCCCAGGTAACGAGCAGGAAATCAGCCTCCCCAAATGCCAGATTGATATTCGGAGCCATGAGTCCGCGACCTTGCCGCCACAACATTATCGCCCGCTGTATTTCCCGTTCCGTCATTCCCCAACCGCCTCCCGTATTCCATCGATAAGTTGTTGATACCGTTCTTCAGCTGCCTTCTTCTCGGCTTCGCGCTTGTCATCATAGGCCGCCCATCGGTCAAGTAATATTTCAAGGTCACCGACATACATTTCCAGGTACTCGACTTTCGCCTCCAATATCTCCACCCCATGCTGTTTGTCTACCACGGCGTCGATGATCTGCGTCGAGTAGGTGTAGGCCAAGAAGGTGAATAGGCAGGCAAATATTACCAACGCCCCGAGCCATGACTGCTTATGTCCCCGGACGTATTGGCCGAGTTCATTTTTGACGGCGATTATTTCCTCGTCTTTCTGGCGCAGCTCTTCATCCTTCTGGCGTAACCTGTCGGCCTGTGAGTCAATGGTGATCTCGGGAGCCCACGCGCTTTTCGGGATTGCGGCCTTGCCGTAAACTTCGGTTAACTTTATCTTTTCGTCGTCAGTCCACGAAGTTTGCTCGGACTTCCTTTTACTGAATGATTCCGGTGATATACCGATGGTAAAGGCCATCTCTCTATCAGTTGCCATAAGTTGCCCTCGTTAAGAAAAGGAAACTAATCCGTGTCTTTGAGCTCGTATGGTTCGGTGACGACCTCGGGCTTTTTGACGACTGACCTTTCTATCTTTTGAGGCCAGACGATAATGTAGTAGTCGCCACTACCAAACGGAGCGTCACTGATATACTCTGGAATTTCACTCTCGTCGATGATGTTCCAGTTGTTATATTCTCCGTTGTGTGGAGAAAGGATTACGACTTTCATTTCGCTCCCTTTGCTATTTGCGCGAGGAAATAGACGCCCGCTACAAATAGAATATCGTCTACTTTGCCGTCACCTATGAGTTCACAAAACATTCCGATCATGCAACCGATCGCGCCGCTGGCGTATATATAGTTGATCGATCTTTTCACTTCACACTCCTTGGTGATGGGGGTTAGGGTTTGGTTTCCCACTTGCCATTTACAAACCGCATGGTTTTTGTGGTAAAATCCCAGGGGTAACGGCCTTCTCCGCATCGGGGACATGGGCCAGAGATAAACTCCCTTTCTTTGTAGCCGCAGTCGCAAACACCGTATGATCTCCATGTGGCGAGGTCTGCCCTGGCACATTCCAGAGTAAGCCGCCAAAGACCGTATATACTTCCACCAAGGACGGCAATAATGATTACCACAATGATCCAATCACTCATCGACACCCTCCTATAACGTACCCATTGCGACCCATGCCGCAAACATACACCCGATAGCCAACGTGAACATGACCACGGCGATAATGACGGGATACCACTCGGCACGACGGGACGTGCTTGAATATTTGCTCACTTCTTTGCCTCCTCAATGATCTTGCGGATTGTATCTTGGGTAAAGATATGGGGCCACTTTGCAAAGGCCCACTCTACTATCGCCAACAGCGTGTCTATGTCGGCGCATAGCGCGGGGATATGCTCATCGACAAGTGCATACCCAACACGGTCTGTAGGGTCGTCGTAGTATTCTTTTCGGAATTCCAAGATAAGGGCTTTCCTCTTTTTAATATCTTCGATCATGGCTTATCCTCGTCAAGAATGGATTGAACGTAACAAACCGTGTCCAACTCGGATATTTCTCGGTTCTCCATATATTCCCGTATCCTATCCAGCTTTCCCTTGAGTGCTTCACGTTCGATACAAAGAGATTCATAAGCCTTATCCAACTTGGAAAATTCGAAGGATTTTTGCTGTAATAAATCGAGCACTTCGTTAGCGTTGGTGCTCCATTCGTCATTCTCTGCGTAGGAGGTACGGAGGGCGGTTAAGAGGAGCATCACGTCAAGGTGTGTCGGCTCGTAATCGAAATAACAATCACCCTCCGGCCCTATAACTTTTGCTGATGATAGCGGCCCGTATCCATGCTCGATACGACCCAATAAGTCTTCACTTAATCTCGGCATGAGTTACCTCCATCTGTTTTACGGCCTCTAGAATAGCGTGTGGGAGGTCATCGGCGAAGCCTAACCGATGTGCTACCCTTCTGTTAAACCCCCCAACATCTGTAACTAGGTCTTCGTAGAGAATTACATAATGTGGATTTATCCCAACATCTGGTTCCCCTCGTTCATACTGGCAAGTCAAATCGCCAAACTGTTTTATCAACGCCTTCATTATCGCTATCGTACCAGGGGGAGAGAGAAGATCAGATTCAATTTCGACATCGGTCATGTCACGACCGCCATCTTCTAACCTGTCTTTGTCTCGGTATGCGACTAGAACACGATACCTTGTCTCTATTCCCGCAAACTCAGCTATTTCTCGTAAGTTCATTTAGTCCTCCCGATATTCGTCTACCACTTCTCGGATGCGCTCTAATGCCTCGTCCCAAGTCCACCCATCGCCCATCTCTGGACTTTCGACAGCACCCAAGATTACGTCTATCTTACCCATAGAGTCCTCTGCCTTCTCCCTTGCCTCCCGCTCTGATGCGAGAGAGGTAGTGAGTTCTTGTATTAACCGGTCAAATTCTTTAGAGCCGTCTTGGAAACCACGGGTGTAGGTTTCGTCCTCATCTTTTCGTGCTTCATCCCGTTCGGTGGTGAGGGTGGAGATTTGGGATTCAAGCTCGGTTATTCGGGTGCGAAGCTCTCTCTTTTCTGTTTGCACGGCAACAGTAATCGCCTTGATAGCCTGATCGCCTTCTATTTTCATATCACTACCTCCATAGGGGGTTAAGCTGCGTAGTAAGGAGAAGGCGTGGTTTTTTTATTTTGATTCTTCCAGTAACCCGTCTATCCACGACTTAGCGTCCCACAGTCCATTAGAGAAATATGCGGATACGGTGGGTCGTTCTACAATATTCCCCAAAATCACACTCGCCTTACGCAAAGTCTCTCTATCACCCGGTGAAAGATATACTGGCTTTGCAATCCAATTACTGAAAAAGTTTTTCAGGCTCATCTCTACTACTCCTTTTGTTAGACTATTTATAGGAACGGCAGTGACCCCGTTCTGACGTAGTATTGGATATTCCATCTCGCTTCATCTTTTTGCAGGTATACTTGTGGCTATATTTATCCGTATAATCAATTTCACATTCTTCACAATAACCACACGTATTTAAAAGTTTGTATCCGTTTTCTTGTTCCCATTCCATCTCGATATAATTCCGTTTATGTTCTTCGTTGCAGAAGAATATGGGGCGCATCTTCCCCTGCATGATACGGCATCTTCCCTTACCGTAAGGATTGGAAATAATTTCATCGCAGTATCCACATTCTTCTTCCATCTTCCATCCCCTTTCTTTTGTTAGGGTGCGGCTGGGGAGGGTTCCTGAGTCCCGATCTCGCATCCCTTCTTTGACAACCCCGTCGGGTTCGGTGTCGTATCCAAGACTGGCCCAGCCAGACACCCTATTTGGTTAGCCACCAATTGCGGACTTCTTCTTTTTTCAACCGTAGATCACCTACCAATTCATCGTATTTAGGCCCGTGTAATATCCCTTCTTCTATTAATCGTTCCCGCATCTCACAACAATGGCCCTCAAAGAAACTACGGGATGTCCTCATGTTCTTTTCAAGGCGATGCCGATGCTCGAAGATAGGGCAGTAGCGATCAAGGTTTTTACCGCCGACACACCTACTGCATTGTTCAGATAGGATAAAGTCATTCACCCCGTATCTCCTTCAATCCTTGTTCAATGGTCATATACCTTACCGGCTCTTTCGGCTCTACATCCCGGGCGTTGTAGAGTATCCATACCAGCACGGCTATGGTGAGGATGGTGGCGAGGATCATTTCTTTGCCTCCATATCTGCAAGCATTTGTTTGAGAACGGGGAGAAGAGCAGTTAGGAAGGCGCGGCGTTGTTTGTTTGTTATGTCGTCGTAATCCTCCATGCGAATTCCACCGAACTGAGTTGACAGACAACGTAGTGAATGTCGCGCTGGGTCGAATCCGAGGTCAACCCCGAAATCGTCGTTGCAGGCTGTACAGTCGTAAGTGCGTACTACAGAATCCCTAATCGAATATTGGCATAGGGGACAATCATCTGGGGGGCCGCCAACGGCACGAGCCACATCCCCGGTATCCAGTGCGTCCTCTACCTTATTTATCAATCTCTCTACCGCTTCACGTTTGGTTTTAGGATATGTCATCACTTCACCCCCTGTAATTGAAATGCCTTATCCCTCATACAGAATATATACGGGATGTTTTCTCTTACCCACCGTGACGGCATCTTTAAGATTGAGGATGTTATACCCGTGCTTTCGACGGCACTCACTCACCAGGGTTGCCACGGCCGTTGATCCCGCTGCCCGTTCAAGTTGTTTCGCCGTCAATCCTGTTTTATGTGTTTCTAATGCCTTTATGACCAGCCAATTTTGGGAACCTGGCTTTAACATTAGCGCACCTTTATCGGCATAATAACGCCGTACTGTTTGTAGAATGGATCTGTCGGCCACTCGACGATGTAGGGTGATTCTGGTTTATCGCCCGTCAATGTGAGACAACATCCGTCACCACCAGCAACCGCGTTTGCCAGCATATTCATCAGAGCCGTGTTAAAACTGATCACATTATCTTGTCTTTGTTTTGGTATTACCTTCCACGGGTTTGTGGGGTATCTGATTTCATCTTCCGACGGATGAAATAAATGTACTTCCCTGCGCGTTCTTGCCTCAAGTGTTATCTCGTGAGTAATCTCGTTCCAACAGAAGAAAATCTCGCTTTTCTTTCTTACGTGAAGCAGCGGTGGCGCATGGAAGAATATACGGGCTGGCATCCCCTCGCATGAAGCTACTGCTTGCTCCCTAATGAAAAGCATCGCCCCGTCTGTAGCTATGAGATCGTGATACTTCCCCTTAGCAAGAAAACCGATATAGTCGAGGTCATATTTCATGCCGCAATCCGTATCGGCTATTCTTGCTATGGCCCTCATTTCCAAACCAGAACAAATACGACGATCCATAATAAACCTCATTATGATTCCGGGGCGGCGTACCGCCCGTGGGGGTTAGACTTCTGACCAATACCACCCAAAGATGGCATACCAGATGATAGCGTAGGCGTAAAACGTGATTAGGGCATACGTTATGTCCAGGTTATAGATTAGAGCCGCACTCCCATGCGTACTGATAAGCCAGATAGCGAACCAAAACCAAATACTCATTTTTCTATCCATTCACTTCACCTCCATTGACGGGGCGGGGGCTGTAGCAAACGCCATTCGCCCGACTTTGGCTTTACCCACCATACGTAACGATGCCCCTATATCTTTGCCCAGTTCCCCCATGCCCCTAAAATTGGAGAGCGGCGGGCCGTTGTTCGGCCTGGCTTGCCTTGCTCAAGGGCTATCATTCCTTTCCTTCTTTCTACGATCAAACCACAATCGTGGTAGTTAAAGTTGTTAAGTGCCATTTTCGCCGCTCATGTGTTATTTATCTCCTTCCTGCCGCTACGGTATCCTCGGAAAACACTTCGACGCCGGGGATGACGGTCTCGCCCTTGAATTCCCGCACGACCGCGTTGATCTTCGCCGGATCGGGGCTGAGGTATTCCCGAGGTATTTTCGTTTCATCGACGATCCGGTAGGACCAGCGCTTCTGAATGGACACGCCGGCTACCTTCGGCGCTTCGGTGATAGGCCGCACCCGGGCGATGGATACCGGCGCCGCAAGGATTTCTTCGGCCTTCTCGGTCTGGCCGGCGGCTTCGGCATTGATCGCTTCCTGAAGGCGCTTTTCTTCTTCTGCCTTGCGGGCTTCTTCTCGGAGCCGCGCTTCTTCTTCGGCGCGCTTCCGGTTGATCTCGTTGATATAGGCCGCGATACGGGGCTTCATGATGCCCTCAGCCTCTACCAGGGGGGCCTCGGCCCGTTTCTTCTGCCCCAGGGCCTCCCTGTGGGCCTCGTGGGCCTTAGAAATGATGGGATCGAACGCTTCATCAACCTGGCGACGGAGATCCTTGATCTGCAAAAGGACTTCTCCGGCCTGCTTATAGGTCGCATCGTCGGTGATCTGGACCTGACGCGCGCGCTCGGGAACGGTCAGGGTTTTGGTCGATATCTCGACCGCTGCTGTGCTTAGTTCAACCATGTTATCCTCCAAGTCTCTTGATATTCCGTTTCCAATACTCGCTGTCGGGGACGACCTTTGAGTATCCCTTGACCGGGACCATCTTCCCGCCGATCTCAAAGGACCCACAGAATCCGGTGCGCTTAAAGAGTTTCTTTTTCAGAATGTCCTCGATCTGGTTGTATTCGGATACGAGCGGCTTGAGTTCTTCGCGGCGTTCAAGTTCGGCCTCAAGGTCCGGGTCGTCCATGATCTCCGCGCCCTCGCGCACGATATCGGGCATACAAAGGTGAGGATGAAACCCGCAGCGGCCGCAAAGGTTGTCGTCCCATTCGATAGGGTCCGGGAGGGTCCCGGCGGCGACATGGGCGTTTATTCCCTCTGCTTTCTTGACGAGGGATTCCGCGAGGTCATAGTCCAGGGCGACGTCGAGAACCTTGATCTGCCCGTTGTTCTTGTTCTTGAGGACCATGATCCCCGCGTCCTTGTTCATCATCGTCAGGTAAAGCGTGAGCTGCCCGGCCCATTTCTTCACGAACCAATATCGGTGATTCTTGATATCGTCGAAGGTCTTGATGGCGTCGAAATAGTGTGTGCTGACCGACTTGATCTCTATCGGGTATTCCCGCCCGTCTACTTGGACCGTGCCGTCGATATGGCCGGTGATGTTATAGACCCGCCATTCAAGATACATCTCTGATTTCTCTATCTTGAACCCCGCCTTTTTGAACAGGTCCTCTACCGCGTCCTCGTGCGTATTCCCTTCTTCGAAAACATATTGAAGGGAAAGGGGGGGCAAGGTTTCCTCGCCCCACTTGTCACGCTTGAGTACCAGATACCGGGTGCAGGGATGCGCCAGTTGCGATGCGCTGTTCGCGTGAGTCGGCCGGTTCTCCCGTTTGGTCAGGACATACTCATCGACTGCCTGGGCGATCTTACTTGCCGGGCTTGTCAAAGAGTCCATCTTCTCCGGGCTGTCGATCGTTTCCGTTGGCAGGTTTATCTCCGAAGGCGTCAGAGTAGGTATCTGATTCGCCGCTTGGTTTTCCATTTCCTTCCTCCTTGTAGGTGAACGCGCGCCCGAACGTCTCTTTGTAGACCTTCTGGGCGTCTTTTAAACGGTAGGTCAGAGACGTACCCTTGACCTTGTTGATCTCGCGGGTTCCCTTTATGGTCTTGCCGTCCTTAACGAACGTCCCGAGTTTTTCAAGTTCCTCGGCAGCCTTCGCGGGATCACCGCCGGCCAGTTCCATGCAGATTCCCCATACGTCCCGGGCCATCTTCTTCTCGCCTTCGGTCCATTCGACCGCAACGGCGCCGCCTTTTTTGCCGGTTCTATGTTCGATCTTCGAGGCTCCGTTCGGGTTGTATTTAGGGTCGATTGCCCCGAGTATTTCCCAGGTCAGGTTCTGGATACCGACGAGACGGGGAAGGCCGCGAGTAACGAAGTTTGCGACCGCGCACTTCTTAAGTTCGGTATCGGGCCATGTCCGTACAAAATCATCGCCCTCCGTGGTCCGGCTTCCGATTTCCTCGTGGATTCCAAGCTGGGGATGAAAGAACACCCCCGCGACCTCGGCCTTGCGATACGTATCCCCATCAAGGCCGATGTATGAGGTAACGATAGGCTCGTAATACGGAGCGATCGTCATCCTGAACGCGGACCTGATTTTGTAGGCCCCTGTCGATTGAAGCTCGGGGTATCCGTTCCGGTCGTTCCAGTCCCGGGGATCGGTTTTGAGGATCATCAGCCGGAAGATCGTCTTATTGAATTTCTCGAATCGTTCCGGTTCGGCCGCGATCTCGTTAAGATCGGGGACCTTGAGCTTTTCGGAAAGACGGAACAGCATATCAATCCGTCTCTCATTCGCCAGCGGGGTAAGATGCTGGCTGATATCGGCCTCGATCATCTCGCCGTTCACTACGGCAACATCCTTAATTTCTTCCATGACTCACTCCTTTTATGATTCCTTGATTACGATCTTAAAGTCCACCACGGCCCGGTCGCCCTTCTTGGTGACTCCGGTGATCTCGATGTCGGGTTTGTATGAGTCGGGCAAATCGCAGTAGTCCACGATCTTGCCCCAAAGGTCTAAGGTCTCCCTGACGTATGATTCTATCCAATCGGTATAATCGCCGATGGTGATAATGGGAAATGGATAAACACCTTTCTTTGGATCTTCCGATATCTTCGGGGAATATTCCACATTGCCATAAAGACTAACCACACTCGCCGGGACCTCAAACCTCCCCGTTATCTCCCCGGTGATCTCATCCGACCCCGGCCAGCCTACCGACTTATCGGGGGGCGTATCTTCCTTGATCGTGATCTCCCCGGTCAACGTCAGGGTTTCAAGGGCCATTTGGTCAACGTCGGCAAGGGTGAGGGGTTTGGGAAACGTATCATAACAACCCGCCTTGATAGTGTCGGCCAGTGCCAGGAATTTCAACAGGGCCGACGGGACCGGCAAGTACTTAGCGGGGTCAGCGTCGTACTCGCGTCTGATCGCATCCATTTTCTTTTCTATGAATTCTAATGGTAGTCTCTCCATGATTACCTCCAATCTATGTATTGATCTCTATTACTGTCGGGTATTTGAAGCAGGTCCAGGGCCTTGTGTATCGCCCATATCGTCGCTGATTCGCCCCTCAATATCCTATAGAATGTAGATAGGCTTATACCCTTCTTACCGTCCTCGAAATAATCCTTGGCATGGAACTTACGACGGTTCCATGCCTGTATGTTCAGATGTGGTTTCATGCCGTTTTACCCTTTATCAGAAAGAGAATATTTGACATATCTTTCGGTAACATTCCGGGGAGGTCACGGAGTTTGATTTGGACAAACTCGATTTCAAATTCTTCGTTGTAATATGCGTGTTCTTTTTCAGCTACTTGCCGACGGTTCTTTTCCGCAATATCCAAAACGTCTTTATATTTCGCCTTAACCTTATCGAGAGCCTTGTCTAGTTTCTTTCCGTCTGATTTAAGTACCGGAATCGTACCGTACTCAGTACAGTGGTTCATAATCTCGGTATTGAGATATCGCCATTCATGGTTGCATTTGAATTTACGGTAAACTTCCTTTTCGGCCTCTTGAAATTTTTGGTATTCTTTTGGCACTTCATAACTTGAAAATCTACCCCAGTAATGTGGTCCAATCGCATCACTGATTAATCGGTAGTTTTCAGCGACGAAGTAAGCGGCCGCCGCGTTGCCCGTTTCTATATCCATGAGACGTGCGAATGTTTCTTTAATCTCAATCAATTTTCGTCGTGATAACTTCATGCCGCCACTCCTTTGCGCTGGGCGATGATGAGCTTGATCTGTTCGTTGCAGACTACAATCTCATCCCCCTTGATCGCGAGCTTATAGAGTTCTTCTTCGGTCATGGTCCCGTCCAGCATGGCATCCGATGCTTCTTTGATCCACGACCCAGAGGCTTTCATTGCTTTTAAGACCGTACGCAAATCATTATCGGATGAAGTTACCCGGGGGGCCTTGACGAAATATCCACCAACCGCCCGGCAGAGATGTTCAATGAGGGAATAATTCTTCGTCGCGGACGTAAGGGGAACCACCCACTTAACGGGCATATCGCTGCCGGTGTCGTCGGGGGATTCCTTACCAATCGCCCATTTATAGACCGTGTTGTCTGACACGTTCAGGCGGTCGGCTATTACCTTGACGCATGGATCACCGCTGTGGACAATTCCCCGGATGATTTCGAGAGTCGTTTTATCTGGCATTAAAAACACTCCTGAATATTTTAATTCCCTTGTTTATGAACAGAAGGTATGATGTCACCATGAACGGAATCATTTACAGGTCGTACCCTTCCGGGAACCTCTGGGGCGTGTCGCTTAGAGATATGACGGTGAAAAAGAAAGTAGCCGGCCAATGGGTACGTGTTACCGATGCGGCCGAGTACTCGATGTATATGAAGCAGCTTAGGCTTATCCTGGATCATGTCAGTTCTCCAAAGCACGGTGTTGGATATGAGCGATAGCCTCGATTATTGTACGGTTTCATTAATGACCAGAGCCGTAGCATTGAAACCGTCGATCTTATCCATCATCGAGATGGTTTGCCTTAATCCGTCGCGCAGCGCGGTGTTCGCGGCCAACGCTCCGAATAGTGCAACTTGCAGGGTATCGGCAGAACCACCCAACCAGCACATCACCTGTCCCTTGTTCTTGTCGCCCATGATGATAAGGAAACTCACGCCCTCTTTCTTTTTCATCTCATCTGCGAGCGCACCAAATTTATCCAGCGGTATCATCCTATCCCTCCACTCTTTCATATACGGTAAACCCGGCAACCTCAGTCTGCCGGTATGCCTCGACGAGCCGGTACATATTCGCGTCGGTTTCATCCCGGCAGTCGTCAACGGAATGGGCTTCGTAAGAGTCCCCGTAGTATCGGTCGGTGATGAGGATGGTCATGGTATGCTCCTATTGAAAGAATGCGGTAAAATATCCCCACAGATCAGATGCAGAAACTCCCAAATATGCGAGGATACAGATCAACAAAAAGATCGTAATGCACCCCCCACACGGACACGAACAGGTTGGCGTTATGGTAGATTTCTTGCTCATCATTCCCCCCTTTCACCGAAGATTTGCGCGAGGTCTGGTCGAAGTTCACGAGCCCTCACCTCTCCCCTGGTATGTTCTTGGATTGACCAGGCTGTGACGGCAGAAGGTTTGCTCAGGCCCTTGATTATTTGCGAAATAGCCGACTGCGTTACGCCGATCTTCTCGGCAAAGTCTTTTTGAGTGAGGTCATTTTGTTTAAGATATTCAGCAAGTTTCATTAGCTACCCTCTTATTTCCTATTAACCACGCTAATATAATAGCAAGGCTAATATATGCTGTCAAGAAAAAAGCGACACTATTTGACCCCAAATGAAAGAAATATTAGTATGCTTAATATGGGAATCGGGGAGAATATACGGCGTTTGCGCGAGGCTAAAGGATGGACTCAGGAGCGTTTAGCAAACGAAATCGGGGTAACACAGGGCCTTATCTCTCAATATGAACGCTACGAAACGCGCCAACAGCCTGATATAATAGACAAAATAGCGAAGGCATTGGACGCCAACGCCAATCGTCTTTACAACGAACCACATGAACTTGACCCACTCAATACCCTCTCCCCCGACGACCAAGACCTATTCGACGGATTCAAGGACTTCGCCGATCTGAGTGAAGCCGACAAAGAGGACATACGCGACATCCTACGTCTCGCGAAGAAGAAAATCGACAAGGCAAAAAAGGAGCGTATCAACCAGGACCAGGATTCAAAAACACCGGTCCCTCATCGACCGGGTGCAAAATAACCAACTTTAGATTTCTCGTCATAACGCCCCGTGGGATGAGGGGCTACCTGGTAAACGAAAAAAAGATAATAGCAAGATTTGACCATCCCTTTTTATTTATCGATTGGATTAGCAAATGGGCAATAATGTATTTCGTATGTGATATAATAAACTATGTTCGGGACGTATAGATTCATATTGGCTTTGCTGGTGGTAATGCAGCATTTCAAGTTGCCGTTTCCCGGCCCGGTGGGGAACTATGCTGTCGCGGCGTTTTATGTCCTGAGCGGATATCTTATGACTCTCGTACTCAACGAGAAGTATCAGGGAATCCAGGGGACCGCACACTTCCTCGTCAACCGTGCGCTGAGAATATACCCGTCCTATTTGGTCGTCGCGCTTTTCACCCTATTCTTCGTATATTTTGAACCTAACATCGCGTGGAAGTTTTACAAATCTATCATCATGCCGCAAACGGTAGGGGATTGGCTGACCAACCTAACCATCATGGGACTATGGAAAACCAATCATATAATCCTGGTGCCTCAAGGATGGACCCTGTTTGTCGAGCTCTTTTACTATGTAGTGATGACCCTGCTTTCACGAAATCGAGTCGTGACTGCGGGATGGTTTATCGCAAGCCTCGTATGGACCGGGACCGCCCTTTATATCGGGATGAGTTTTGAGGATCGCCACGCTACCATTACTGCCGCCTCCCTGCATTTCAGTACGGGGGCGATGATTTACCACTACGGGCAAAAAGTAGGGCGCTGGTTGTGGACCGGTCCAGCGCTGGCCTACGGGGCTATCATACTTACCGCGAAACCACCGCACGGCGGGGCCCCATATTACCTTTCGATCCTCGCGGCGGCCCTCTTGATTATGACGTTACGGGATAAGAGATCGAAAAGATGGGATTCATTTCTCGGCGACCTTTCGTATCCGATGTATCTCTCACACTTTGCCGTCGGTATCCTCATCTCAAAACTTTTCTTTGGACACGCCGCATTAAGAAGTTACCCCTATTTTCTGATCTATCTTTTCTACATAATCGTCTTTTCGTATATCCTTCATCGCTACGTCGAAAAGCCTATCAACGGAATAAGGGAGAGGGTAAAGATTGGAGATAGACGGATTCGAAGTGCAGAGCTTTTACCTGTCGGAAGAAGCGACGCGAGAACTGTTTGAGATAGTCCGCAGGAAGGGTCTGTTCCTTTCCCCGGCTTACGAGAACGGAGCCAAACCGATGGAGGTAATATTCGCCGGGCATAAATTCCTCTGCCGATACTGGCGGGGTGATGGGAACGGATACGTTGCCCTTGACCTTCTGAGAGACGGAGAAATATCCCTTGACATATCCGACATCATAAAGCCTGTCAAATGATCGAGTCATTTACTCACAACGGATACAGGATCAGGCTGATACTCTACAAGGCGGGGAGATATTATCTCGAAGCGCAGAACCTTCACGGCAAGCGGTATATCAAAAGATGGTCTTTAGGTACGATGGATTTAGACCACGCCCGGGATGAGTTCTACCGATACAAAATAGACCTTCAAAAGACCGGCCGGCTGGACATCGTTTTCAAATCCGAGCTGTCAAGTTGGATAGACAAATACCTCGAATGGTCCCGGGTCCACCGATCCCCGAATACCGCACGGTCACATTCCTATTCGATGCGGTACTTTAAGGAGTTTGTCGAAGCCCGCAAGGTTGATAGACTATCGGCGAGACTCTTTGACGACTTCAAAAACCACCGGCTGAGATGCGGCGATTCCCCCCGGTCGGTTGATATCCGGCTTTCAACCGTTGGCTCTTTCGCGACCTACCTTGAACACATGGGGTATATCCCACCGGGGCCCCGGCCTAAGCTGATACGGCAGAAGCAAACCCGACTCCCGCAGTTCTATGAAAAAGACGAATTGAAAAAGATCATCCAGGTTGTAGGCGAAAGGTATCTTAGGGACATGATAATCTTCGCGGTCAATACGGGATTGAGAAGGTTGGAACTCGCGGCTCTCAGATGGGAAGATGTCAAGGACGGGTATCTCATTGTCCAGGGATACGATATGTCTTATGGTGATGAAGAATTCAGGTTCGAGCCGAAAGATCACGAGATCCGCAGAATCAAGTTGAACCCAGCGGCGCGGGCGGTCCTAGACTGTCGCGATAGGGTGTCACCGTGGGTCTTTCCGTCCGTATGGGGCAAACCACGACATGATATGAGTACGACCAATCGGGATTTGAAGGAAGTGGTAAGGAAGGCGGGGGTCGCCTATAAAGGCGGCTGGCACGCGCTGAGAAGGACGTTTGCGGCGCACCTGATGATGAAGGGGGCAGATATAGAATCGGTGAGACAGCTCCTGGGCCACTCGGATATCAGCACGACACAGAAGTATTTGAACGTCTCGGGGCAGCATTTAGACGGGGCGGTTGATTTGCTGGACTATTAATCTATAAGTTCATCTATTGTGCAATCCAACGCATTTGCAAGTTTCTTGAGTGTTTTAACGGTAGGAACCTTGCGCCCCGTTTCGATCATTGAAATATGATTTGGGCGCAAGCCAGCTCGGATACCAAGTTGCTCTTGGGTCAGATTTTTTTCAAGACGTTTTTGTTTTATTTTGTCCGTGTATTTCTCCCTGCGCCTTTCTGGGCTTAGTCTTAATTCTCTGAAAAGTAATCGAGGTAATTCAACGCCGCGCTTAAATATGCTTCGTTTATTGTATCCCCTCGCCCCATTATGACGCCGCAAGCATTAGAAACTATATACCCGAAGTTTTCATTTTTCGACACGTAAAACACAACTCCAAGATTAATCAGCCATTCCTCTATTGCGCAATGTCCAGCATCTCATCTCAACCAAGACCGGAATAACGAAAAAGCCGATTTCCCCCCGTTGGGCCAAGTGAGCGTCATTTTATTAGTTCCTGATCCTTCCTCTACTTTGAAACCGAGTTTTTCTGCCAAGAAAATCAACTCTGACTTTTTGTTTTTCATTATTGGAGTGTCCGTTTAATATGATAAATACGCCGGTGTCTCTATCTCCCATTCATGCCCGCAGTCAAGACACACCATAAACACAATATTGTAGTCGCCGCAATGCCTAACCCGACGATCAGCAATATTATCCGAGTGGCATTTTTCACACTTTACGTTTCGCATTTTCTCGTCCTTGATTAAGCCTAAACAAGTCCCCGTTTCTGCCGTCTTTGTATCCTTCGTTGAAGGCGATTATATCAACGTAATCATAATATGGGAACTTTCCCTCTATCTCCCGGTTTGTCATTTCATCGTAACCACCCATCCCATACTTGAATCCAGTTTCAAACGGATTGATTAAATCGCTCCATTGTTTAGTCATTTCCACCCTCTCCAAAAAACTCTTTTTCGCAGTTTTCATTGCAGAAAAGAAGGTGCGTTCCGGTCAGTTCCTTACCGCACTCAATACAATCTAATTTCTTTTCCATCACATCCTCCCTTAATATGTCCTATCTTTAAGTATAATATACGCCCGTATATGATATAGGTCAAGAAAAAAGAGATTAAAATTAGATTAAAATCCCCGAGAAGTTATATCAAAAGGTGTATCAAAGATATGGTTTTTAGGGGCAAAAGCAGGCTTTTTATGCGGTATAACCCCAAGTAGTTCTTAATAATTCCGCATAGTTGACTAAAGACCGCTTATTTCGTAATCATCAGGTCGGGAGTTCAACCCTCCCCTCCGGCTCCATGATATCAGGTACTTACGCATCTCTCGAAATAGTTATCAACAGGGTATAGCGAAATGTGTATCATTCTCCCACAAAAGAAAGACCGGCTTTCGCCGGCCAACAGTCATAGGTCCCTCCGTTTACTTAATCGATAAGCGTTTAAGCTAAACAGTATGTGTAATATTATACCATCCATTGAACGCTTGTCAAGGAAAATTATTGGCCAAATCCCCCCACCGCGAAATATGCCCCCGTCTCTAAGATCAGTAGAATGACGGCCCCCCACCCGGCCCAACGTGCCTTGTCTTTAAACGTCATCGGGGGGTGTTTAACAAGGTACTCATTCATTACCTCAATCTTCTCGTCCT